ATTTAATTCTAATACAAGTATAGCCCATTGCTTTTGGCTTATGTCTTTACTACTTATTACTATCTTTTTTTCTTTCATATATCCAATATAGGATATTTAGGGACCTTTGTCAACGCCCCTGGCCACGATATTTTTTGAACATACGTCGCTTACTTTTGTTCATTTTGCACAAGCTAGGGTTGCGTCCTATCGAAGTTTTGTGGAAAATAGGCTCGTGAGCTATTTTTGTATATAAACCTTTAGCTTTCTTCGCCATCGAAATATTTTTCTAACTCTGATTTTAAAGTGTTTGGGTGCATGGTAGGTATATAACTTATCTTACCATTAATATGTTGCTGTAAATCAGCACCACAATTAATACATCTATATACCTCTGGAGTAATTCCAACTAGCATGGTCTGCTCTTCACAAGTTGGACACTTGCCATTAACTATCTCTGCCTGGAATCTTACGAAGTTTTTTCCTGTCATAATGTTTTTTATTTTTTACCACACGTTGATGGTATCGTCTATCCTTTAATTCTTTAGCAACTTTGTTTGATTTTTTACTCAATGATTTTTATTATTCTTTTTCTCTCTTGGTAAACCTCTGTTTCTGCCTTTACCTTTTTACATTTAAAGACTACTCGCTCTGGATTTACTTCTTGTTTAGCTACACGCTTTGAATAAAGGCACGCTTGTAAAGAATCTTTGTAAACGTGTTCTATCATTTTTCCGTTTAATTCTAGTATCAATGCGAATACAATCTCTATCATTGATGACCGTTTCCATTTCTAATTAATGCTTCTACATCTTCTGTAAGTTTCTCTGTTCTAGATTTTAAAAACTCTATGTTTACCGCATTGTTTCTCATACCCTTAATTTCATCTTCAACATCAGATACCACACCCGCTAAATGCTCTACTAACATGAAAAGTTCCGCCTCCCCACTTGACTGACCAAGTTCTCCACGGGGATATTTGATTCTAAATTCTGAATTAGCTTCTAAATCTTTTTGCATTAACTCTATCTTTGTTGAGTGTGCATTGAGCGTCTCATGCAATCCGAAATAAGCCCAAGTGCCAATTGCTACGAGCATAATTAAACTGGCAACCGTCTTCATAGGCATCTGCACTGCAGCTTGTTCTGATATTTTTAATGGTTTATTACTCATCGTTAGGTTTTGGTTTTGGCAGTATATACCCTTCTGGTGGTATTTTCAACGTGCTGTTATTGTTGTCTAAAGTCTTGGATTCTGGGTTTTCTTTTATATAATCTTCTTTTAATTCATCCCACAAACTGCCTGTAGGCATAGTTTCTACCTCATCTACTTGTGGTATTACACCTCTGCATTTTGATACTAACAATGCAAAGTTTCTGTGCCTAAATATTTTCTAAATGTAAGTCTTAATTCTTGAGAGTTGCTTTCGTTCCAACTATTATCATAATTGTCATAATCGTAATCACGATTGGATACAGACACATCTACCTCCCCACATCTAGCATTACCATCGTTAAGATATTCGTTTCTAGGATACGCAGGACCAGCACAAAAAGCTAATAGAGTTATCAGCACAATCAATATTCCTGTAAAATAATAATTCATCCTGGCAGTCTCCATAGTTCATCCTAATAATTTATTTCCCTGTTGAGATCTTTGATATCGTATTCCATTTGTCTAACCTTATCAGCTAGAACTTCGTATAAGTTTTCAGCCATCTCCCATGTGCCTTCAGCTCTTTCTAATTTTGCAATAATAGTGTTAACATTATCTGTTAACACAGCCATATCTCTACGAACGTTTTCTATGCTCATAGTTTTTAACTCTTGTATCTCTGCTTGGTTTGCATTTATAGTGTCTGTTAAGTTAACGATGTATTTTACACCCGTGAATGTTCCGACTAGGACCGAAGCCACAACAGGAACCATTACTATATTTTTCTTTAACAGATCTACTAAATTCATTACTTAACTATTAATGCTATAACCAAAACGACAAACACAATTGTTTCTATCTTGTGGTTTGACCAGTAATGGATTGCTTTATTTTTAATTTTATCAATCATTTTTCTTTTCCTCCATTTCGTAAAAGAAATTATCAGTGTCTTCTGTTCGCCACTGTTGTGTATCTTCTACGTTCCAGTAGTTAGTTTGAACCTTCCAATCAGGTGTTTTGTCCTTAACCGTAAATGACGGTATATCCCATATTAATCTGTTGTTAGGTTGAGCTGCGTAGTTGCCATCATTTAGTGCAAGTACGTGCGCACATTTATGTTCGTGCGGTATCTCTGAATGATCAGTGTCTAGTATATTAGGCTCTGGATGAGCAAAGTCAACAGTAAATAAATATTTACCCCAGTGCCATTTTTTATCTTTGCCAATGTATTTACCTGATTGTGCTTCTAGGATATCCCAACTAGTAACAGCAGGATAGTAACTAAAAGAATTCCAGAGCTGAAGCTCATCAAGTCTACGTTTAGGTACATCCTCAACTTTAAATCCACGTTGTATAAATGCTGTAATAGGTAATCGATAAAAGATTGCACCATTTTCCATAATCGCATGAAACAATAACGCACGACCCGTGATACAAGTGACACCAAATACGATACAATCTTCGACTTCTCCATGATGTTTTTTAAGATCGTAAAGATACTCTCTCCTTATCTGTGCGTACTCCACAGGAATGTTTGCATTTAAATAAGCCATAAATCATTTCACATTTCCCCAGTTTGGACCGGACTCATAATCTATCTTATTAGGTACTTCCAAGTCAACAGCGCTTTCCATCACACTTTTTATTTTTTCTGCCTCTGCTTCGTCAGCAACAGATATATCTAATTCATCGTGAACCTGTATGTGTGGTACGATCCCTTCTTTATGTAATTGTATCATTGCTTTTTTTGTCATGTCAGCTGCAGATCCTTGTATCAATCTATTCAAAGCTTTGTATGTGTATGCTCTTTTGATCCCTGGTCCGTGTTCCATGAGCGCTGCTTCATGTGGCAAGGCTTTGTGAATACCAAACTGATTAGGCTCCCACAAATGAAACCTGCATAGTCTACCTAGTAACGTTCTAATTTTACCAGAGTCCTGCGCACGCTGCATAACATTATCCATTAGTTTTTTTACAAACGGAACTTTGTTATGATATTGTTTAAATAAATCTTCAGCTTTATCTTTTGATACACCAAGCTCTGCTTGTAATTTATTTTTACCCATACCATAGAACAGACCAAGGTTTATAGTCTTGGCCTGTGATCTAGGTATCTCTGCCATGTCAGCAACGATAGTATGGAAGTCGGCATCGCCTTGGTTATAGGCATCCAATACTTCGTCCACTCCATAGAGATTCTGTAATGCTGCGTAGTGTACAACTAATCTTGGTTCTTGTTGTGAGTAATCAAAACAACCCCATTTCTTATTACCTTCAGGTATAAATAAACTTCTAATAGCTGGTCCAAGTTCCTTGTTCCGTGCTGGTATCTGCTGTAAATTTGGATTGTTATAACTAAATCTACCAGTAACTGTACCACCTTGATCAGATCTTAATTGATTAATCTCTGCATGAATTCGCCCTTTATGTTGATGCTTTAGTATGGTATCAATAAACGTGGTATGAGCCTTGTTTATTTCACGGGCTCGGGCAATTAGTTTCACTAGTGGGTGGGGGTGATTCTGTAAAAAATTTTTTGTAAAAGATGGAGAATCTGTTTTTTCAGTTCTGTCAAAAGGTAGGTGAAGTTTTTGAAAGACTTGCGCTATCGACCGAGCAGCCCATATTTGGGTATCTACTCCTGTTTCTTTTTTTACTTTTTGCAGGCATTGTTTTTCTTCTAATGATAGTTTGTTCTTTAATTTACTCGCTGCTTCTAAATCTACACGAACTCCTAAAAAACGCATATCAACGAGGCAAGGAAATAATTCTTTCTCCAAAGTAAATATTGCCTCCAGGTCCTGGTGGTATATTTCTTTTTTCATCTCTTGCCATAACTGCAAAGTTAAACTAGCATCAGCTTCAGCATATTCACCCACATACATAGCAGGCAATTTATACATCTCTGACTTGGCATCTACACCCCAAACATCAGCTGTTTCCTTCAATACAGCCTCATTTTTGCCCTTTCCGAGGTAATCCCTACCCATGGAGCCCAAATCGTAACGAAAGCGATTCTCGTCCACCAGAGAGCCAGCAATCATGGTATCTACGATGTCACCACATATTTCTAGCCCTGCAGCTCTAATAAAGCATACATCATACATAGCATTATGAAATATCTTGGTAGCATCAGTTTTTAAAACTTTTGCAAAGTATTCCATGACTTTCTTTTTATCCATATTACCACCACCTTCATGAGCGATAGGATAATATGCAGCCCAATCTTCTACAGCTAATGCAATACCAACTATTTCACCTTTACCTGTAATAGATCCAGATCCCATAGTTTTAAGTCCAGGATCTTTTGTTTCTAAATCGATTGAAATTTCTTCGTGTTTGGATAAGTCAGGAAAACCTGTTGGAGGTAACCACTCTGTCTGTGGTGTGAACATAGGTTTTTGTATCACTTGTAATCCCTTTCGATTATCATTTCTAAAAAATGTATTGCTTTTAGTATGTCTTGTTTCTTTCCCTTATCCTGGTGTCTGATAATATACTTTATAGCACAACCCTCGGGATATAACAACTTGTTCTCAATTACGAATTTACTTGGTTGAATCTTATACTTTTGGTAGTGAGATCCTCCGATTTGTTTATTGTATGGTTTACTCATAGTCCTCCATTGGAAAAGATTTATCATAATCTTTTGGTCTGATGATGTGTAAGTTTTCTTTTGTTCGTGTTGCACCAACATAAAATAATCTCGTCTCATCATCTGGTTGTTTTAAATAAGATCTATTTGTGTTTGTAGTTAGATCAGTTAATAATACTACATTGTCTTCTTCACCACCTTTTACACTATGTATCGTAGATAATTTTATTCTTGGTTTATCATTTAAGTTCTCACCATTTCTACGCATACTACGTATGTAGCTCTTTCTTCTAAAATCTAGATTATCAAAAGCTTCATACCATACTGCATTTGTTTTTATTCCTGTGTCTGCTAAATGATAAAAACTTTCTTTGGCCATACCTTTTAAAAAATTTTTATCTGCGTGCGCAGGTGACATATAACTATATATTCTTTCTATCTGTTTAAAATTTAATGGGTGTCCTTTACGAGCAGACTCCCATTCTAGTGCAGCTTCTGCTGCATCTTTCTCTGGCATTCTTTTAAATCTATTTTCAAAATACCAACCACGTTCACGCATTTCATCTTCTATATCTTCTAACATGTGACGTGTTCTTGTTAACACCAACCATTTACCTGAAGACATATTTAAATCTTTTATATCATCATGAAATTTTAGAGAGCCTTGGTGATCTCTTGGTGCCCATTCTTTGTATCTTCTATTTGATACTCGTTTAATTATACCAAGTGCAAAGTCATGCACTGCTCTTGGTATTCTTCTTGACTGTGTAAGATTCAATAGTTTACCTTTTTGTGTAATAAAAGAATCTACATCCGCTCCTGCCCATCTAAATATTGCTTGGTCATCATCACCTGCAATAAAAGAATCTTGTGTTTTATCCCAAATAGTTTTTGCCATGTTCCATTGCATCAAAGATAAATCTTGTGCCTCATCAATAAACACCACGTCAAACTTTGGAGATGAATCTGATTTTATAAATTTTAAAATCATATCGTTGTAGTCAACTAAATTATATTCTTTCTTGTATCTATCTAATTCATTTTTTAAATGTAATAATGTATCATACTCAACTTCAGTATTGTGTTCTCCTAATTTAATCTGCTGCTCCAGCGTTATGTTACGTAGCTTTGCAAGATGTATTAAACGCAGGTAGTCAGACTTTGTTGTAAACAAACCTGTCTCTTCTTGATCGTGTTCGTTGTAATCTATAAATAAATTTAATTTTCTACCAAGATCTTCGTAATGTCTTTTTTGCATTACCTGGTCTTTGTTGATTCCTAACTTTCTAAATGCTAGTGAGTGTAAAGTTCTAAAGTATGGTAGGTCATCCTCGGTATAATTAAACTTATCCATAGCCCTGGCTTTGGCTTCGTTAGCTGCTTTCTTTGTAAAAGCAAAATAACCTATCTTATCTGGATCAGTGTTTTTTAAATAATCCTGTACCTTATTTAATAAAGTATGTGTTTTGCCTGTACCTGGTGGTCCTAATACTATTGTCTTCATAATTTTTGGTGTGGGCCCGAAGGCCCATCACATTAGTTAATGTACCTATTCACAAGACGTTTGTGTGGTTTTCTTAAACCATAGTTATAAATCTCATCTATGTAAGAATCAATCCAGTGCTCAACATTCATGCACACTGGTAGTCTTCTTTTATTTTTTTTAAGTTGAGATTCGAACAAACTAAATTTAAAGTTTGCCAAGGTTTTTAATTTTAAGAAAGCGAGTACAGCTTTTAAAGCATTTAATCTTTTATCAACAGCTAATAGTTCTGCTATTTGTCTAGCATTTTCTGTAGCTCTTTCTAGATTTTTAACTTTAAAGGTACCTTTCTTAAAAGCCTTTCGACCATAGTCATGAAAGTCTTCACTTAACAAAGCCATACAGATCGACTCCGTAAAGCCGTGTTGTTTTTTAAACTCGGCATACTGTCGGTATGGTCTATTGTTTTCGTGTTCCTCATGAGAATAGTTACGTAGCCATGCAGCGTTATTCCATATCTTGGCGCTGTTATTAATAGCTGTAACATCTATGATCGATGCACCTCTCTTGATTCTAAAATCAACTGGCTTTTTATCTAGCTTTCTAGCTTCGATACGGTGCTGGCCATCGATAACAAACCATCTTTCGTTAACGATAACTCTTTCCAGTTGACCTCTTTGATTCATGTCTTTACGTAAGTCTTCGACATGATTTTTACTGATCACTCTGTTTCTATCAAAATATTTAAAAACAGAATAATCTTTTGTTGTTCCAACCCTTTCGGTTGCGTATGTAGTCATAATTGACTCCTTCTTATTTGCATCGCACTTTGGACACGCGTCGATGTTCTACGTGATTTTTGTTTGTACAAAAATTTCATTAATACGGATCCTCCTCTTTTAATTTTTTCTGTGTAAATTGATCTTCTGGTTTCTCAAATATATCTACTTTCATAATAGATGGTTTCTTTTTACCTATGACCATACGTCCTTCTTCACATCCACAATGTTCTTTTAACATCTGTTGTGTTACCTGGTAATCTTCTTTCCATTTCTTTTTAGTTAAATGTCCATGAAAGAATCTATGAAAAGTAAATATATGTTTGCTGCCTTCTGTATATACTGCACCATTTAAAATATCTTTTTTGCTGACACTGCCGATAGATCTTTGTAAACAATAGTCCTCCAAATGATTTGATAGTTGATCGATTCGTGATGACCCTACAGGTGCATCTACTTCTTCTACACCCTGCAGTAATTGATCTACATAAGTTTCAAATTCTTTTACTGTAACTCTTTTAGGTTTTTTATTTACTTGTTTTGCAACAGTCCTCCTAAATAATCTTTGCTCCATTAAGTAATCAATGTTATCTAGTTTAACTCTTTCACCATCTACGTTGACCCAGTAGTATGGTTCATCTAATAATACTTTTTGTAAATCGGTTAGTGATGGAAACACAGACTCACCACCAATACCAAACTTACGAGTCCTGCATAAATTTTTATCGCAGTGATTGCACATTGGATCCTCGTTACATTTAAAACCTAAATCTTTACCATCGTTAAATTTTATTTTACCTTGTACTATTTTATCTTCGAGTGGTCCTTCAGGATGACTAGCAAAGTATTTGTAATTAAATGCATTTATTTTTGATTGCCAGTTCTCTGGCCATTTACGTTTTGCATATTGTATGTATTGATAAAGTATTCTGTCTCTACCATCTTTAATATCTGTTTGTGTTAAGGATTCTAAACAAGGTGGACCATCATTAAATTCAGACTCTGGTCTTTTTACAATTAACTTTTCTAATTGTTCTGGTGTAAGTTTATATAAATCATACAATAAATAAAAACTTTTTAGATTAACAGCTTCGCCTTTATCGTTAAAGCAATATCTTGTTGTATCATCACCAGAAAAGTATGGTAAATTTAAAAAATTTCCTGTATCATCTTGCGATTTTAATTCTACTTGTTTTGGAAAAACTTCTGATCCGCCATATCCTAACACTGCACTAATAGATAATAATTTATCTCGCATTAGTTTTGCTTCTATAAATACAGATGTAAATAAAAATACGTGAGCTCCACCAGATTTAGATCTAAATACTAACAATGGTAAGTTTAAACTTTTTATTTTATCTATTAATTTTTTATGATCAAAGCCTGCGTATGAATCTATATCTATGCAACCCCACTTACATGTGTTTTGATCTGTTATTGGAATGATACCAAGGCTTGGTTCTGTGCCTTGTAAATGTTTTAACCACATATCATCTGCAACATAAGCTCTAGTTACAAATGATTTACCTTTTATCTTTTGACCGTCAGCACCTTTCTTGTCTACATAAGTGACACCATGTGCACGGTCTAATCCTGCAAATATACTTTTAAATCTTTCTACCGACATAATTTAATCGTGGGCATCTCCACGCTAGCTTTGATGCCCACCACCTAGGATTCTAGTATGGAGAATCTGTTTTTGATTCTTCCGATCCGTGTTTAGCTTGGATCTCACCTTTACCTACTTGGTCGGCGAAACCTTTTGCTATATCGTAGACTGATTTATCTTCGATAGGACCAACCTTTGACACATCCCATCCAAACCATGTTCCTTTGTCGTTAGACATCTGAACAGTCTTTAGATTGTAAATGTGGCTGTATGTTGGCGGAGTAAACAAACCATTTTTACCCTGCATTTTAATACCCATCATCATTGAGTTCCATTTTCTACTCACTTTTAATTGAGTAGCTTTCATAGAAATCAAAGCTGTTTGGGGACTACTACCCAATAAAATCACAAAGTGACTTGCAGTGTTCTCAAGATAATTACCATTTGGTAATCTATCTTTGTAGTCTTTACCTCTTGTGGTTTGACTCAAGATATCACTGTCTGCCTCATGGATAGCAACAGGTGCACCAGTGCTGGCGCCTCTGTCTTGCCATTCAATGTATTGTCTTTTGTAAAAGACAGGTAACACATTGATAGACATATACAGCTCGTTAGAAACTGTATTTATTATCTTGCCGGGTTCTGCGCCCTCGACATATTTACCATCTCTTTTATTTACTTCTGGAGATAGTTGTCCCAAAACTTTTAGGAAAGGTAACGCAAGATCTTCTTGCGCTATGTTTTGAGAACCTTTGTTTGCATCAGCTTCAAATACATTGACTGCTAATGCTCCTTCTTTTTTAGTTGTTACTTGGTTCATTTTTATTTGTTCCTTTTTATTGTTGTTTTATTT